CTTTAATAGATATACTAACAGCACCTTGATTTTCACCTTCTACAACCCAATCAAAATCGAAAAAACGTGCTTGATTTTCATCAGATGTAGGTACTCCTGCTTCGTCTCCCATTACTACTCTAGGAAAACGTGCCCTAATTTTTTCAAATAAAGATGATGATATATTTTCTAAACCCTTCATATAACTATTTATGCTATTAGAAAGAAACAAAGACCGGCATTGGAAGAGTATGTTCTTCTACTGTATCACGCATCTTGTCATAGATTGCTGGATCCCAATCAGCCAATATTTTTTGCATTCGCACATTTAACAGCGTAGCACTAACCAAATCGTCATGCTCTCCGGTTTTAGCACCATAGGTTGTGCCATGAGCCACATATGCTTTTAATTCTGAAATCAAAGGTTTGCTGTGTATTTTTAATTGTCCTGTTTCTAACAGATGTTTAAATTTTGCACACGCACCTATCTTTGTTTTGTGTGTTGTATTAAATCCTTTACGGAACTTACGCACATGACCTTTTCTGATAGGTTCACTTAAAAACATACCGTAGATGTTTTGTTCACCAAAATCATTGATAGATATTAATGCCGCTTCACCAATGGCATTGTTTTCTACACTGTAATATAATTGTGGAAGGTCGGGAGAATCTTCTTGACACTGTTCCATAATATGTTTATTAATTTCTGCAAGTACTCTTACCTGTGCTTGAATAGGTGTTGTATTGTGTTGCCATTCTGCTATCTGTTCGAAACTAGGTAATTCAAATACCTGTATGGCCGCATAGTCTCCTCCTGTACCTAAACTAGGATCCCAACTTACAACATATGTCATTTTAGAATTACATTTTTTATACCAACGTGTTTGTCCCATCTTGCTTGAAGGATCTACTCCTTCTAATTCTGCAAGTTTTACACTGTTGATAAGTGTTTCATCAAAGATTAAGAACTCACATTCGTGTTCACGACGGAAACGTTCTTCACCAATACGTGAACGTTCTTCTTTTGCCCAATCTTCGTCACGTTCAGGATGTTCACTCCAATGAGCCGTAAAAGCAAAGAATCCGTTAATACCTACTTCAGTGTCGTTACCGTGTTCATCAAATCGTTTACAAGCCTCCGTCCAAATAAGTGCAAACTGATCTTCGTCACTGTTAGGTGTGGAAGTAATAATTGCCTTACCACCTGTTGCTAGTGTTGGAGAAATTGCAGTCCAGAATTCTTTGGCAATAGTAGGATTAACGAACGCAAACTCATCACAGTATAGCAACGAAATACTCATACCTCGTCCTGTGTTGTCTGTTGTTGTTTGTGCTACAATACGCGAACCGTTATCAAATTCCATCGACCCTTTGTTATATGAGGTTACACCACATCTTATATGATCTGGACAGTCTTCATAAGCATAACGAATACGGTGCATAATCTCTTGAGCACCTGCATATTTGTGAGCGGCAATTAGCACAGTGACATCTGGATTAAACATAGCATACCACAGTAGATATCCTGCCGCCGTTGTAGACTTACCTGTTTGTCTTGGTAGCATATTGATATTAAATCTATGATCGTGATATGAATCAACTAAACGTTCTTGAAATTCAAATGGTGAAAATAATAACTTACCTTTTACAGGATGCTGTATATAAAAGAATTTTTTCATAAAGAACATTGCACCTGTATCTGGATTTGCACAGGCTTCTAGTTCTTTAATTTCTTTTTCTGTATACCTAGTTCTCTTATGTGCTTTTTTGACAAGAACACCATCGAGACTTTTACTATTTTGTACCATACTATTACTTATCTTAAATTTAGTGGCTGATTTTGCTTATTGATTGCAGTATCAATGAAATTGCGTAAGAAATCAAAGTGTGTGCTTAGATTGTCAAATAGTTCTAAATTTAAGTATTGCTTTGCCATACTATAACTGCTTTTACCTATATTACTGTAATATGTAATATTTAAACCTTTTCTAGTGCCATATTCAGGAAACACACCTGTTACAAACAAACAAGTATCTCCTAGTTCTTTAGCATTCTGTGTATAAGGCGTCTGAAGTTTTAGTAATGATTCAGCAAAAGATTGCTCAGGAAGAAAGTCCGGACGATCTATATGACTTGCCAAAAGGAATACAATGTAAGATTCAAGTTCAACAGGTAGTTCGTAACCGTGTATATTCTTGGTCTCACAAACAATATCATAGAAGGCTTGGATGTATTGATCCTTCATATAATTATTTACCGAAATACCAGAGATAAAAAAAGCCCCGCTTTTATACGGGGCTAAAATCCTAAGGTAGTAGGAATTTTTAAGCGTTCTTTTTAGCCATCTTAGTTGCAGTTGCATACATTACTGCTTCTGCATCTTTACCATAATTCTTTTTAAAATCGCCTTTGGCTTTCTTCATGCCTTTAACATATTTTTCTTTTGTTTTTGTTTCGGCTTTTGTTAATTTTTTTTCTGTTAGAAATTCTTCGTATGCTTTTGATATTGTACCTTCGATATTTTCTAAAGGATTGTCGCCTTGACTTCTTACAATTTTTTGAGTTTTACCTCTAGTAAATAATTGTGCATAATTAGGATCATATTCTTTGTATTCTTCTTCAGGTTCGTTGTCCCAACCTTCTTCTTGTTCTTCTTCACCACATGAACCAACTGAAGGGTCTGCTTTCATTACAGGAAGATTTTCTTTATCAGGCATCATGTCTTGACCAACTTTAGCCAATCCAGCAAGTTTCATAAGTTGTTGTAACACTGGTAAATCTTCTGGAGAATCTGAAGTAATAGTAATTGTTTCATCTACTTTTTTCTTCGCATCTTTAACTGCTTTTTTCATAGGTTCTTTTTTATTGCCGTCTTTATCGACATCTAAAAAGTCTGGCTTTGCCTTTTTTGCTTCTTCAACTTGTTCGCCATTCATTCTTTCAGTATTGCTAACAGCATCTGAAACAACATTAGGACTCTTTTTATCTAATTCTCTTAAACGTGTTAATACATCAATCATTTCATAACTAGCCATTAGACTTCCACCTTAAATCTTTCTTTTGCTTCTTTGGCCAAGCCTGCTAAAAAAGATTCTTTACCTTTTTCTGTTGTTACTAAACCATCTTTGTCAACAGCACCAGCGTCTTTGTATTCACCGTCTGTTAGTTTTGCTTCGTATGGTTTCACTTCAGTATCTACTTGATATTCTTCATATGGTTCACCTGGTTTGCGAACTCTGATTTTATTCAAATCATGACTAAAGTAATCTGCTAGATATTGTTTTAATTCTGTTGTTGTTACAGGATAGTTAACAGTTGTTTCATATACTGTTACTTCTGTGTTTTTTAATTCTGGAAAATCTAAAGGAAGTTTTTGAATTGGAGTCTTTTTAGCCGATGATAAGTTAGCAATTTCATATTTAGAAAGTGCTGTTTCTAGTTTGTTTTCAAAAGACTCAGGTAATTCACCCGCAATCTTAATAACAAAGTCGTATTGCTTTGATGCTTCTGCTAAAAATTTCTTAAATTCACTCATAGTACAATTCCTTTATATACGTTTATTTATCTTTATCCTTATTCAATATACGGTCTAACAGAGCGTTACGATCGGTTACAATAACGCTTTCTCCGTCTATTGTTTCAACATTATCGCCTGCTTTTTGATCGATTGCTTGTTTTTTAAGTTGCAATTCAATCATTTTTAGTTTTTTATCCAATTTTTGGCTTTTAGCATCTATGGCATTTTTAAGCATATTAGACGCTACTTCAAATACTCTACCGCTATAACGTGATTCTACATTCATACCCAAATCCATTAGATCCTCATATGATTGTTTGGCTCTATCTGCTAGATCATCCAATTCTTTATCCGCTAATTCCCCAAGTCCTTTGACCATAGGAAGTGCGGCAGTGATTTTATCAAATTCTGCAATAGTTCGTTGCATACTGACAGTTTCTTTAACAGCAGTTTCTTTTGGCTTTTCTTCTTTTGGTTGTTCAACCTCTGCCATTATTTCTTCCACTTCTGGAAGATCTAACAATTCTTCTAGTTTCTTAGTCATACTATTACTTACCTTCTCTTGCCTTGGTGGAATAAATCTTTTTCGGTTATTACCCTAAAAAATATACCGTGTTGCTTTGCATAAGCACCCGCGGCTTCCCATTTTGCACGATTCTTGATATATTGTGCTTGATTATATACATTTTTACCTACATTTTCTCGCATGGTTTGATTATCTGGCTTTATTTCAATTATCTCTGCTTTTGTTTTTCCTTTTTTATTAGCATAGACTATAAAAAAATCTGGAACATATACAGTGTACTTGCAAGTTAATGGATCTCTATAAGGAATCTTAATACTTTCACTTGCCCATTTGGCTACCGCAGGATGTTCGTCACACATCTTCATAAAGTGCCATTCCCAACTTGATCTATATCTTGGTGTTTTGGTACCAATATATTTTTCAGGGTTCTTGAGATCGTATTTTCCTTGAGCAAATTTCATTACGCTAAAATATTTCTTTTTGCTATGTTATTAGTTTCAATTGGTTTTGCTGTACCTAGTGCTGAAGTTTTAATTCTATTAACATTTAAAATTTCTCCAAGCACATCACTTAATTGAACACTAGTAAAATCTTTTATTTCATCTAGTAAGTCTCTAACTCTTACACCATCAATTTTTGCTTGTTTTAAAACAATAAGTGCCACTGTCCTTGCCGCCTGTTCTTCCATTCCTCTTTTTGTAAAAAATGAAATTACAGTATCGCTTTCTGACGCATTAAACTCTAATGGTGCTTTACCATAAGCATCAAAATATTTAATAGTAGCATCAGAACTGCTTTTACCAACGTTAGAATTTAGTTCTTCTTTTGGTAGATTAGAGTAATCAGCCATTTACTATCTCCTCTAATTGTTTTTTGTTTAATAATATTGCGTGTTTCATATATCCTTTTATTCTGTAAGGTGCAGGCAACACATAAGGTTCTAACCATTCCCCAACATCTTTCGGACCCCAATGACTTTTTTGATCTTCAGGTAATAATTTATAAGGTAGTCTTTTACCACCACTATTCATTCCCAAATATATATGGCCGCCATATTCTAAATAATTTATAATATCTTTAAAGAAAAACTTCCATTCTTTTTTAGTCCACACAGTTTCGCCTCTGGTTGAAAAAAATCCTCTCATGCAAGTAATTAAATTATATTTGTTTGGTAAATTTAACTTAGTATTTGCATAAACTAATTCTTGCACAACTTGATTATGTATATTTAAAAATTCATAAACAGGTTCGTAGTCGGGTCTATTTTTGATATCAGTTCCTACTATATCATGACCTAATTTTTTGCACAAATAAACCATCCAACCTGCACCTGTGCCTATGTCTAATATTTTTTGATTTTTTGTGTTATGAAGATTAAAATAAAATGCAACAGATAATTTTTCACCTAACCATTTTCTTATAGGTCCTGTGCAATATCTATTTCCTGTTCTGACTGCTAAATCTTCTAGTTGATTAGGATCAATGTTTGCTAAAGTCTGTGTTATATAGTCTTCAACTTTACCTCTTAACGGTCCTAGTTCATATTGTTCACGTAATGGAATAACTTTTAACATTTTTATCTCTTATTGACCGGAAACACCATTTAGATCTACTGTTATAGTTCCGTTGGCATTCTCTGTTAATAACGCTCCGTCGGCAGTTCTAGTTACTGTTCCAGTAGGTAACTGTCCTGGTTGCAGTCCAGTTGATCCAGTACTCTTTGCTTCTGTAATTTTACTTTGATCTAATTTGTTGGCACCAGAAACATTAATTGTTCTTTGAGTTCCGTTAATAATTGCCTTAGTGGCAATGCTTTCAACTTCTCTGCTAACACCTTCTTTTGTTAATTGTTTTGCATTTTCGATTGTGTTCTTTGCCTTGATTGCTGTTCCTATTAGTGCTAATGGATTTGATGTAACATTAGGATCCATTAAATCTCCGAACACATCAAGTCCACCTGCAATAACTCCACCTGCACCAAATAGTCCACCAGATCCACCTCCCATAATACTTAAAGGTGATGGTGTCTTGTCATAGTGTATGCTTGAAAACCCACCCGGTGATGATCTTACTGATCCTTCAGCATATCTAATGCCTTCGTAGATAACAGTCATTGAATTTTCTACAGGATTTGAATCACCTGCTGTATGTGATGGTGCGTCCCACTGTGATATCATGGGATTAATAAGTTGAAACTGTTTAAATTTTTGTCTGCTTAATTGATAGATACTAATCTCATTAAAAAATCTTCTAGAACGATTTGAATCTAAACCAAATTTAAAATGTCCTGAAGGTATAGGACTGTATGTTGGTGTTTGTTGCAGTGCATCTATGTATTGCGAATCAGCGTAATTATATTTGAAATATTGTTCCCACATACCCGATACAACATTTGAATTGTCATCATGAAATGTAAACGTTACAGGTGTGTATTGTATTGCTGTTTGAATGTTTGTTTTTTTACCGTATTGATTTTTTGTTTCTGTGTTAACTTGCACACCCGGAAGTTTAACATTCTTAACTAACATACCACATTCTATCTGTGGTTGACTTTTTGCAAATCCAAATAGATCAAATCCAAACGGTACAGGTGCTCTACTTGCCGCACCATCAAATCCAAAATACACGTGATAAAGGAACCCTACCTTTGGTGCAAGGGCCATGGTGTTGTCTGTGAACAATCTAGCCGCGTGTTGATAATCACGCATATCACCTTCGCCGCCGAAAATGCCACCTACAACTGAACCGAGAAACTTTGTAATTTTATTTGCCATACTATTATTTAGTCATAAAAAAAGGCCGAAGATTTTTTAGTCTCCGGCCTTAATTTTAATAGTTTTATTAGCCTGTTGCTAAAGTTCTAATTGATCTACCAATTGCTTGACCAATACCATCTGGCTGACCAGCACCATTAGTCTGGATAGCGTTATCGTATTGTATTGACATTTGGATATCAACTGGATTTGAATCACTGTATGTTAACTGGTTGTAGTTAATATCTTGAATGAAACATCCTACTAGTTCAAAAGTTTCAAGGACGCCAGGAGCATTAGCACCATTTCCACCATCTAGTATTTCGATTCTAGTTTTAAATTTGTAGTCTATACCAGAAGCCGCACTCGACTGTTCGAAGAAGTCGAATTGTTTCTGTAACTGTTCGCCACATAATTTATTAACTGCATTAGATACGTCATCACGTACTGTTAATGCAATCGGTTGCCATGTGTGCTTACCAGCATAGTAGACCTTTGAGTTGTACACGTCAATTGCGATTGATTCAAAGTTAACGTTTGGTCTTGCAACGTCGATAACTTGTTTTGTCAATTCAACAACTGGACTTCCTGCACCAAAGTTTTCAAGCGTCACTCTAAAGCGATACTTGAGTTTCGGCATCAACAAGCCTTGTGTAGAGGCTGATTGATCACTTGCTAGTGGCACTGTGAATCTTGATAAACTTGATATTGCCATTTTAATTTGCTCCTTTTATAAATTTATTTATCACCATTATTGTGCACCTAGTGTTGCAATCTCACCTGTGTTCTTTAAGCGTAATGGAATGTAAATGAATTCCACTGCTTTCACTGGCTCAATAGCAATATCCAAGTAAAGTTCACTTCTGTCAATTCTTGCAGGTGTGTTGTTTGATTCATCACACACTACTAAGAAGTCATAAAGTGCTCTTTGACCTACAAGTTCTAGTAATAAACTCTCTGCCGCTTGTTTGATTTCATCACGTGTAATCTTATCGTTAGGCTCAAACATAAATGGTTTAGCCAACAATGTTAATTGACGTCTTAAGTACGCAACTAATCTTGCAACATTGATTCTATCAAGTGCTGAGGCATTTCTTGCTCTAGTAAATTGACCGAAGTTAACCAAACCACTACCTGTGATATAAGTTAATGGGTTAATTTTAACTTGTGCCATTGTGTCTCTAACACCTTCATTCAATGCAACTGCTTTGAATTCACCTTCAGCATCAATGTAACCTACGCTTGATGCGTTAGTAATACCACCACGTCTTGTACCTGCTGGTGCAAACCATGGATAAGAAACTGCATCACTTAATGCAATAGTTCTTAGCATCATGTAACTTGGTGGAACAACAATGTTGTTACCGCTCACATCAGTTGTAAATCCTGATGGATAAAAAGTTGCCATATATTCATCATATGTTAAGAAACCTTTATCACCATCTGCTAAAGCATTGTTTGAGTTGTTACCGTATGCTAACAATTCTGTTGCAGTAGAACCTAATCTGAAAGGAGTATCTGCTACAACAAATCCTGTTATACCTCTGTCTACGTTTAGATTAACAAGGTTGCTTGTTAATTCTGCGTATCCTGGTGCTGATAACAATGTAAATGTTCTTGTTTCTTCGTCTCTTAGATCATCGTTTGTATCAACTTCTGATTTAAGTGCCGCAACGATTGTTTTACGTTGTGCGTGTCTACCAAATAAACCTGAACCATCTTCTGCTGTTGTGTTCCATCCAACCCAACGATCAACTTTGTAAGAAGCCATTGACTCATCAGTACCACCATTGTAAGTAGTTCCTGAACCTTGGAATCTAATGTTACGTCCACTGTTGTCATTAAGGTTAACGTGACCTTTAACAAATTTCTTAACGTTATAACCTGAACGTCTAGTGTTCCATAACAACATACCTCTTGGATATAAGTCTGGATCTGGAGCGTCTGGATCTAAGTAATCACTTGTTAAGTATTCGCTGATGTCTGCCGCAGTATCACCAGTTGCACCAGTGTAACCGTAACGTGCATCTGCAAATAAGATACCATCTTCAGTAGTTTGATCAGCAACGTCAACAGCAACCCATTCTAAGTTGTTACCGTCCCACTTGTAAATGTTTTGACCATATACTTCTGAAGCAGATGAATCAACCCAAATGTCTTTGTTAACAAGTGCAGTTCCATCTGTTTGTGTAGTTGGCTCTGTTGCAGAAACAATAATTTCAGTTCCTGGGTTTACATTATGATAACCTCTCCATGTAACACCATCGTGTACCATCATATCAACTTCATCAAGTGTAGTTGAGTACCATAGTGTTCCATCTTCTGGTGTTGAACTTGGAGCACCTGCTGATGCTGTGTAAACTAATGGTTTCCAGTTAGAAATAACAATAGTTGCACCGCTGTTTGCAGGAGCAGTATAAACGTTGTCTGGCTTAGTAGTTACAAAACCAGCAATAGTTAACGGAGTACCAGCACCTTCTGTTAAAACAATTTCACCGCCTAGTTTGTGTGAAATTTTAACAGCACCAGTTGCCGTTACTTCTGCTAAAACGTTTGTTAAACCTTTAGCACTGATTGCCGCCGCCATATCTTCAGCAGTTGTACCTGTAAATGATACAGACTGTGCAGTTCTTAATGTAGCATCTCCGGCAATTGACTCGCTAATAGTAAATGTTTTTGTTCCTGCCGCAAAAGTTGGATTATTAACTCCACCTGTTGCTGTTGTAGGAGCAGGAGTTACACGTCTATAAATTTTAAACTGTGCTAATGGATCTGTTGATTCAGTAGTGTTTGCTTT